CTGGTGCAGTTTTTTGACGGGGAAGATTTTATCAGGGAAGAAAATCCGAATTTCCACCCGGCGATATAGCCGCTGTCCTTTTGAGTCACGCAGCACCGAGATGCTCCCTCTTGATGTCAATGCCGATGTCCGAGAGCACTACGTCGCCGACGAAGTCCATTGCCTTCAACTGCATCACGATTTTATCAAACCACCGCTGGGCTTTCTCTTCGGCCTCGATGTTGTATCCAACGCTCGCCGCTCCATTAGGCATTTCTGTATGAATGTGCAGCATGGGTCTCCTCTTCCCACTCAGTTTGACGACAGTCAAATTCAGGAACGTTGAACGCAAAACCTGCACGCACCGCAATCGCGACATCGTAGGGCACGCCGGTAGAGTTGCACGCATAAGGGAGGTGGTCAAGACCCATCACTCTCGTATCCGCCGAAACATCGCCCGTGTGATGAACGATTTTAATCACGAATGATCGGCTCTCCAATACCCAGTTTGTGCCCTCGTGAAGATAGCGATTTCCTGCAAGCAGTCGGCATCAAAAACACAACCCGGCGTACTTTCAAACACAAACTTGCGCCAGTGCGGATAGAACATCACCCGCCCCAGCGTTTGCGCTGAGTTAGCCGACACGATAAGCCACCAGTCGGTCTTGCGACCTTTTTCCCGAGGTTGCTTGTTGAACGTGAGGTAGCTCATGATATGATACCTGAGACCTCGTGCGTGGGTTCACCCGCTCCCGCCGTGCCGTCAACAACCCGCTCAACCGTCACGCTGGTGCTGCGATTCTCAGCTTCGTAAACCTGCCGAAACTCCTCATTCTTGGCAGTCAATTCCGCAACTCGTGTTTCTGCCGCTAACGCTCGATTCAACACCGACACAGCATAGGACCGTATCTCTTCATACTGCTCCACGAAGAACAACAACTCCAGCGGGGGCACGAAGAGACGCGACCGGACGCCCTTAATCACATCCGCAATTCGCTGCTCAGGAGTCCGCTCGGCTTTCTGAGTCTCCTGACTTCTCGCCACTGCCTTCGCTGCCGCCTTCGCTGTTTTTGAATCGCTCATATCGTCTCCTCCGAAAATGGTGGCGGGAGCGCATCTGCCAATACGTTCCCGCCCTTTCCTGCCCCATGAATCTGGCAGACCTAGTGTACCAACTTCTAGGTAGATGTCAAGAACTATTTAGGTCCTTCCATTACAATCCCGCATGAGTTACGACTGCCCTTCCTCGGGGCGGCATTTGCGCAAGAAGCACAAAGGTAAGGCCACGTCGGATGGTCAGGATAAGGCGGGTCAGTTGGCGAGAGGTTTTTACATTGCTGACCGTCTACTGTCCTGCCGATGCATTGATTCATAGTTGTCTCCATTGCGGATTTCTCGCTCGGTGAGCCCACTTATGGCACGCCGCACAGATAAACAAACTGTTCTCCAAACTGATTTCCCCGCCCCGACCCCGATGAACTTTCTCGTGCATGTGAGCCGTTGATTCATTCACGGGGCAACCGCAGGCTTCACAATTACCTTGGGACCGGAGGAAAATTTGATGACGAATTTCCGCGACCGCCAACGCCCGCTCGTACGGCACTATAACTTCTCCCGATAAGAATGCGGCCTTCTTGTTCCGAAAGATGCGAACAACTCGGGTTGAACCATCCCCTGCCAAACCCACCCAAGCAATCATTGTCCATCTCCCTGCATATATTCAATAACTCGACGATGTTCATCTGCGGTGCCGAAACTTTTAATGACGTTGGCGCGATGGGAGATGATGCAAACATTCCCCTGTACGTACCCTTTAGTGTTGTTTCGGCGGTCCACTGAAGCGGAGTTATCAGATAGAGAGCCGCCGCCGTATCGAAGTTTGATACCCAAAACAGGACAAACCGCCACTTTCAAACTCTCTAAGTGTGCTAGAGTTAAATTAAAATTCAAGTGCTTTTTTATGGCACGGTACTTCACGCGGCGAAGCATGTAACTCATTGGATATAGTTTCCTTTCTCGTCTTTTCCTAGCCAAAGCTGTATTACGATGTGCGTGTCGCCATCTCTTGTCGTATTCTCGACACTGCTTGCGGTGGGTTTTTCGCCACTTCCTCATATACTTGGTATGTGTCAATTTCCATCTCCTGAATGTGCCCCTAAAAACTCTTGGCTGAGCTTCATCATGACATCCAGCATTTGCGCCGACTGCGATATCGTAGACTTCGTAAGGGGTTCCGTGTGCTTTGCAACTTCAATCGCCTGTTCAATAGTCGCGCGCTGTTCCGGCGTCACCATGAACTCCATCTCACAATCTAGATAATCCCCGTCGTCCTCCGGCATCTTTAGCGTCTCGGATATCAGCTTCTTCAGTTCTTTGGACGAAATTTTCGGGTCTAGTGCGGCGGTCTTCAGGGTCTGGGGCAGCACCAAAGCATAATCCTTCGCCTGCCGAAGTTTGGTCGCCTTCGTGATTCCTATGGTTTCCATCTCTGCCGGAGTGAAGGTATCCATCAGGTCCCGAACGGTGAGGAAATATTGCTGCAACTGACCCGGCGACCGCTTCGCCTTCGCAGCGACAACCTTCAGGTATTCCCGAAACGTGTCGTGTCGCACGCGCCAGTACTCCATCTCGGCAGCTTCCAGCAACATCAGACCGATATGCGCGAAGCCTCGCTCAATTCCGTCTTCCGCCAGCGCCATTTGATACGCATGCGCGTCAATTTCTCGCAGCAGCACATCCCCGTCGTTCATGTTTTTCAAATCACTCATGCGCTTTTCCTCCGCTGCCGAGCGTAGATCACTGCGGTCGCACCACCCTCGGTGAAGAAATTGTGCATCCCTGTCTTCACTTCCTTGTCATCCAACGTTGAAGCGTATTCTGTCAACGCCCCGAGAATTTCTTCAAGAGAGAATGACGCCAGCAGATTCGCCACAGAACGAACCGATGGCAGGATGCCAGTCTTTTCATACGCGACGGCTGAGATTGCCGAGATGTTCGGGTCTTTCAGATCGGCTTTCTTGTCCGAGAACTTGGGACCCAGCCGAGTGTCCACCACTTTGATGTAGTCCGTGATGGGATAGCGCGGTATGAGTTCAAGCGCCACCTGCTCCTCACACCACTTCTCAAAATCCTCCTCCACGGCGTTCGCGCCGTACGCCGCCGCCAACAGTTCAAACTTTTCCTTCATGTTCTGCCGCCCGACGTGCGTGTTGTGCAGGATACGAGCCGCGATGCGCGGTAGGGTCTTAATCAATGCCATGGGGTTTTCCTTTCAGAGACCAAAACCACTGCCTCTGGTGCTGGTATATTCTAACCTGAAGACTGGAAGATGCACGACGAAGGGTGCCAATTGCAATTCCATCCAACCGCGCCGATAAATAAATCTGTTGAGACGATACAGGACCCGCAGCGAGGATATTTTGAAGCCACGGCATAGCCGCGTTGAGTTTTACCGTACGATGAGTTACCCGTACATGCTTCGGAATGCGAGTGTGATTCATCCGATTCCATGTCCGAACCCGATGACAGTTCGCACAAACAACCTCACACTTCTTTGCTTCTTGATGAATCTCAAGAAGAGTATGGGTAGCGAACTGCGACAAATTGAAGAGTTTTTTGAACTGCGGTAAGTGGTCAAACTCCATAGCCGCCCTATGGAACCGTCCCCCACAGTCTAAGCATGGTTGCGATTTAAGTTCAGCAATCAGTGTCTCTTTGACGTTAGCCACGCGATGACCCCCACGGGAGAATAAAACACCATCTGGGTGAATTATACCCGTAAATACAAGCAAAGTCAAGGACATACAAACAAAAGTCAGATGATGTACCGTCAGACGGTGTTTTATTGGGCAGGGGAGTCAGATGGTGGTTAATGTCTGATAGCGGTGAATGTGAAAGAGTTCTTAACTCTTTCTCTCTCTTACACTTATCTTCATTTTCGGTCAGATAGTGTTTAATTCTCTCCCGTAGGGGTATGCGTTTCATCGGAGGTCAAACTCCCTCTCAACCGGGGGCTGGTGGTCGTAACCCTCTTCCTCAACTGCTGAGTCTGCCGTTACTGTCGCTGTCCGTTCGTCCATCTCGGGTAGCTCCCACATCCATTCGCGGGCGATTTGTTTAGGTTTGATACCCAATTCGTGCATCGCCGTCCGTAGGACACCTTCCTTGATGTTTTTCTCTTCCTTGGCGTGCATGATGATATCCTTCGCCGTTAGAGCGCCATCCTGTAGTTTGGCTTCCAGCCAATCCTTGGCTTCCTGTAGCTTGGGAGCCGTGCCTTCAGGACGCCCGGGTCCATTCCGCTTGACTCGTGAGAGCACATCGTCCGCCGTCTTGTCAATGGCAGCATCCCAAACAATGTACGGGGTCCATGCACCTTCAGCCTCGCCGGGGATATCAATCGGGCGGGCTTCGATGTGGTACGCAAGACCGCTACCTGATGCTTTCACGAGATTGTTCTTGATGCGTGCCATGGAGAAACTATCTTTCAGTTGACCGTCATCTGACGTAGCGTCGCGTACGAACAGCCACGAGCACCGAGCGACGCCAATGAACGCCATCGCGCCGCCGACGCGGCTAATCGCTTCCAGTTCTGATTTCTTGTTCAAGTGCATCACAATGACGACTGCGACGTTCTGACGCTGCGCGATTCGCTTGAGTGGAATCAGAATTCCCCGAGCGTCTTGTTCGGCAACCATGCTCGTATCGCCGAGATAGTTCGAGATTGGGTCAACGATGATAAGCCGAATGTTCGGGTGCTGCGCCAGCGCCTTTTCAAGCGCGGGAAGGTCCATGTCAAATCGGACTTCAGATTCTTCGCTGCTCCCGGGACGCCGCATGGACTCAAGAAAGTGGATTTTGGTCATGTCTGCGTGCGCCGCCACGAGCCGAGTTGCAGCCGTGTCGTCTACGTCGTCTTCACCGACGAGCACTAGCACTTCACTCGGAGGCGTGAAGTTCTCACAATCTGGGAACTTCTCGCCTGTTGTTATACGTTTCGCAAGGTCCAAAGCAGCGAGTGATTTCCCGTTGTCGGGATTCCCAGCGTACAGCGTGAGTTTCCCGAGCGGGACGCGGTCGGTCCACAACCACTTAATCTTTTTCAGGACAACCTCATCGCCCCGACGTAGAACCGCTTCGGCTGGCGGCAATACAACGTCAACGGGTTTGGTTCCCACTGGCAGCGGAGCGCCGCCCGCGCATGCCTTTGTGATTGACCGGCGGCGATAATCTTCTCGGTCAGTCCACTTGTCCCGTTGTCCGAGTTTGGATGCGCCGAACGCCCACTCTACCGTAGCGGCGTCTTTGTTGAAGAGCAGAGCGAGAATATCAAGCAGCGCCAAGTCCGCCCGGGACTGGTCATCCATATACTCGGAGGTGTCACCCATCCACAGTTTCTTCAGCTTGTCGTTGCGAATCTGCGAGACCATGAAATAGGCAAGACTGATGTCCAGAATCTTCGGCACGCCGTTGCCTGAGAACTGATTAGAAGTGCAGGTTAGGTAACGTCCGCCTTCTGCTCCGCTGTAAATCTCCGCACCGTAGTGGTTGCCGCTGAACTTACGTTGCCCTGCCGGGAGCGCGGCGCACTGCACGAACGCTCGTAGTCCGTTTCCTGACGGAGTGATTTCGCAGTACGGATTCCCTAACTTTTCAAGTATATCCAACACGTACGGCTCGGCGACCCCATCGTGGAGTACACCGTCGAAGTCGATGCCAACCAAATCTGTACCTTGCAGCATAAAGCCAACGCCGTCGTAGTCGTTCAGGATGTCGTTCGCTGCCGCGAATGCCACGTCGAACGTCGCCCATGTAGCTACGTCGTTGGACTTAGCGTACACGCCTTTCGACTTGGCGTCGTACGGAACCTTAGTGGGTTTCTTGTTGCGAATTTCATGCTTCCAGACAATCCAGTTGGGTAAATCAATCAAGACTCGCGGAATGTTTTCGCCGTTTAACATGCTTGCTCCCGCCGGAGGTAGCACAAAACCTGTTCTATCTCCTGAATAGTTGCGTTACTTTTGAGGCGGTTTGCTCGATATGATATCACGCGAGCATTGCCAGAAACGTACCCTCGGTCAAGTCTGATTCTGTCCACAGTTGGTGAGTTGTCTGTGATGACTTTTATCCCGGGAAACAGAGGAATTCCCAGAACGGGGCAAAACTCAGGAACAGGAATGTCTTGGATTGTTATGCTAAACTCAATGCCGAGGGCCTTGGCTCGGGATTTTGCCTTTCCGAGTAAGTAGCGACTGGTTCCTCTCCACAGCGAGTACCACGTCTGTGCTCTCTCGGGGTTATTGATTCTCCACAACCGGGTCGTTTCTACTTTTTCTTCCTTGTGCGCGTCTCTGTACTTTTTGTCCTGCGCTTTTCGGCGTGGGAGTTTCCATCGGTCTCGGTCGTGTTTTCTTCTCGTTTCTATATCACGGTAAGGCATAGACTACTCGCTCTCTTTGCCAAACTCTAACTCATCGACCTGCTTCCGGGCCAACAGCATGTCCCGAAGTTCGGGTTTGTTGGCACAGATGCCTCGCATCGGGCAGTTCGGACACTTCTCATTTGGATATCTTACACCACTTTGCATCGGAAAGAAATCTTTTTCTGTCGCCTGCACAATTGCGATGATGTCCCGCTTGATCGCTCGCCCGATATCCTCGGCACTCTCCGGGGTGATGACCACCATCTTGAACAACACCTGCTGCTTTGTGACGACTCGCTCGGGCACCGCCTTGGCGTTTGTTTCAATGAACCCCAGCCGGTCAGCCTTCACCGCTTTGCTTTCGCCGACGAACCGGGCGTCCATTTCATCGACCATACGTTGGGACTGCGTCACCATGAGGTTGCCGAGAATGTCTCGCCCCATCACAATTGCTTCGGCTCCGGGCTGAAAACCGCCGTACGGCTCCAAGAACGTAACCGTGTCGCCCTTCGAAATGGTTCGCCCGCACTTGCGGTACCACACGAACGCCGCGTTCGGCCAGCCCTTCACCCATGCATAGCTGCGAAGCTGCGGGTCGAGCACTGAATACTCTGGCACATCCTTGCCCGAGGTCTTCTCGTCTATGATGAGCGGCTCGAACGTATCCTTGATTTGTGCGACGATGTCGATGTAGGACGTGAATTCAAGTCCTGCCAATTTAGTACCGGGGAACACTTCGAAATTTGTTTCAACTTGGAAACTATCTTGTGGATTAGTGACGACGTAAGGAAAGGTCGGGTACTTGATCGCATAAAGTTTCACCATCTCCTCGCCGGTGAGATTCAAACGATTCCAGTCGAGGTCAGACTTGTTGTACTTATAAGGCTTATCCTTAGCTTCGTCCCACCGACGGTGAAACTCGGCGACCGCCGTAGCCACATCCATGCCGTGCTGGTGATAGAACTGGACAGCCTGCTCGACCGCGATGCCGAAAAACTTGGCAGCGTTCTCATCCCGCTCGGTCCAGCCCTGCACCCGTTCAAGGTAATACTTGCGGGCACAGTAGTTGAATGAATCAGACCCGCTGTACGAGTGGCGAGTGACGTAGTAGCCCTTGCTATTGATATACAGGTGCGGTTTCATTGTGCTCATGCTCTTTCTCCTTCAGTTTGCAGCGCGCCCAAGTTTTTGCGGAGTCTAATAAACTCAGTTTCGCGTCTGTTTTTTGCAGTTCTTTATACCCAAGCGCCAGCATACTAAGAGCAACTTTACGGATGTCTTCAAATGCATCAGGTTCTTCGCGGTTGGTTCGTTTCTCGATATGAAGACGCTCTTGGCCGACGGAACCTAAATAAGAATCCATCTCTCGCAACGCCTCTTTTTCGGGAATCCTCAGTTCTTTCCACACCGAAGCCATCTCGGTAGTTTTGAGTTTTTGTTGCCACTCATAACACACCTGACCAAACCGCAGACGGACTGGCGCGACTTGTTGATACTCTATCCAGACTACTCCGATTTCTTTTTTGGCTAGTTCTACTTCGGCGTTTTGTTGCTGAGTCATTAAGCCGCCTTTTTAGGGTAAGGAAATGTGGGTTTGGCGAGAATTTTTCGGTCCTCCGCGCTTGCAAACCATATATACCTGTGTTTGAGAGACCGGGGTCGTAACTCCATTTCATATCGGACTCGGTCGCGCGTGAAATGAGTCCAAGATTTTTTTGTACCCCGCCCCGCGAGAACTCCGTCCGATTCTCGCACATACGCCCACGCCCTGCCGCGTGTTTTTGCTGCCTCGGCCCCGCACTGGGGGCACGCCAAGGATGCGGGGACGGCGGGAAGGGTTTTACTGCCCGCTTTGGATTTTTGCGGAAGAGGTCCCTCAAACAAGCCGTGGGCGGGACATTGAAATACCACGCCCCCTCTGATTTTCTCCGCAACAGACCTGTAGTCGTTTCCCCCGACCACCGCGATATCATCAAAGCCAATGGAACTGCCGAGGTAGAGCCAGTTCGTCGCTTGATAGACAAAACCGACGTGAGCGAGCCCCGTAGCGTTTGTGCGTGACCCATCCGCGTAGCTAATGAGAATCATGTGAGGGTGTATTTTTTGAATCTGGCGCAAGCACCACCCTATAAATTGGCTTTCAGTATTTCGCGGCAGCGTATCGCTGACCCATAGGCGGTTCAGTTCGTATACATCGTGTTGTCTGGACGTGCGAAGGAGTCGTTGATTTTTGTTTTCCCCCACCACATCGCAACGGGCAGAGAAAGTGACGGGAAGGCCGATTGTCAGGACGCCAACAATCTCTCCACTTTGTTCTATCCCCCACGCACGAATTATAGGGCACCGCTTATGCTTGTAGTGATGCTCAATCACCAACGCCGTCGCCTTCTGGTGGTCGAGTAGTTCGACGAAATGGAGCGAAGGGGTCGGAATCGAACCGCCGCCTGCTGGCTGGATAGCCAACTGTTCTGCCATTGAACTACCTCCGCTCCACTACTATACGCGCTCTGCTTCGGTATGTCAAGAAAAACTTCACGGACGGGGGACGCGGCGGCTCAAACTGGCGTTGTGTGCCAGAATGGCTTTTTCGACTTCGCGCGCCCCTTCTTCAAACTTCTCCGTGAGGCGGCGAATGGTTTCCCGATGGTACGCCAAGACTTTTTGCGTGATGGCTATGGAGTGCCCCGGCTCATTTAACTTATTGTACAGACGGTCGGTGTAGCTACCCACCGCGCTGTATGCCTTCCCGCGCCCCAGCATCAAACTCGGCGACGTACTCTTCGGGAATTGATTGGCGAATCACATGCACATTCTGCTCAGCATCCCGACCCGTCTGAAAATTCAGGGACTCCAGAAACCGCCAGAAACCTTCCTTGTTCAAACTGACTACGCGAAGACCGCTGCGGTGAATGAAGTTGATGTCCAGCACATCATCCAACTTGGCGAAATTGGGATTGGGCATGATGACATCAAACTTTTCGCCGTTCGAGGACGCACCGAACTCGAATTCATCCTCGACAGGTCTCCCGCCATTCGGCTGTCCGCTGTGAAACAGTTCTG